GAACTTTGTTCAAAGAAATCGAATTGTTTCTGAATTTGTTCTCCAACAAGTTTAGTAACTGAGTTGTTTACATCATCTCTTAATGTGATTGTAATTGGTTCCCAAGTGTGTTTACCAGCAACATAAACTTTTGAGTTGTAAACATCTAATGTTACGTTATCAAATGTTAAGTTTGGTCTAGTAATGTCTACTACTTGTTTCGTTAATTCTGAACGCGGTGTTGATACTCCAAAACCTTCCAGGATCGCTCTAAAACGATATTGTAGTTTTGGCATCAATAAGCCTTGTGATGCTGAACTCTGATCGTTCGCTAGTGGTACTGTAAATTTTGATAAAGTTGATATTGCCATGTTTCTCTCTCCTATTTATTCAAAAATTAGTTCCCTAATTTTGCAATTTCTCCTGTGTTTTTAATTCTCAACGGTATGTAAATGAATTCAACTGATTTGATTGGCTCAATTGCTATATCTACATACAGTTCGTTTCTGTCTATTCTAGTAGGTGTGTTGTTTGTGTCATCACAAACTACTAGGAAGTCATACAATGCTCTTTGACCAACAAGTTCTAGTAAGAATGATTCAATTGCTTGTTTGATTTCATTTCTTGTAAGTTCATCGTTTGGTTCAAATATAAATGGTTTTCCAATTGCATCTAATTGACTTCTTAGGTACACTGCTAATCTAGAAACATTTATTCTATCTAGTGCTGAACTTGAAGAAGTTTTAGTTAAGTTACCAAAGTTAACAATTCCTGCTCCTGAGAAGAACGTGATTGGGTTAACTTTTACTTCATGCATTGAATCTCTCACTGCCTCTGTTACAGATATTGTTTCAAATTCACCTGATGATGCGTTAATGTAACCAACTGATGTTGCATTGTCAACAATACCTCTTCTTGTTCCTGATGGTGCAAACCATGGGAAAGCAATATTGTCGTTGTTTGCTAAAGTTCTCATCATCATGTGTGACGCTGGAACTACAATTGATTTTCCGCTGTTGTCAGTTGTTAAACCTGATGGATAAAACACACCCAAGTAATCACTTGCACTTACTAATCCATCTTCGCCGTTATCTAATGCTGACGCTGAGTTGTTTGCCCAGTTTTGGATAGCAGTTGATGTTCCTTCTAATCTCATTGGAGTATCTCCAACTACAAATGCTGTGTTGTTTCTGTCAGTGTTTAAGTTAATCATGTTTGAAATCAACTCTGGATAACCAGGTGTTGCAATAACGTTGAAGCCTCTTTGGTCTTCTCTGATTGCTTGGTTAGTGTCGATCTCTGATTTTAATTGTTCAACAATTACTTTTCTCTGTGCTTTTCTACCAAAAGATCCAGAACCGTTTGCGTTGTTGCTTGATTTAGTTACCCATCTGTCTGGGTAGTAAGATGCTACTGACTCGTTGCTTTGTCTTACGTTTCCTAAACCACTTGATCCGCTTCCTGGATATTTTGCAGTTGTGATGTAACTGTTTTTGTATTCTTTAACATTGTAACCACTTCTTCTTGTGTTCCAAAGTAATATACCTTGTGGGTATGCCGCTGGATCTGGAGCATCTGGATCTAAGAAACCATCACTTAACAATGCTTTGATTGTTGAAGGAGTTCCTGCCGCTTTGCTAGTTCCTGCCGCTTTATCAGTTGAAGTATGCCATCTTGCATCTGCAAAAACAATACCGTCTTCTGTTGTTTGGTCTGTTTTGTCAACTAGTTCCCAAGCCGCACCTGATGTAGTTACTGCAACTTGGTTCGCTGTGTTTGAAGAACTTAAAGTTGCTGATGTGTTGTATTTGTAAAGTTTTGGATAGTTTTCTAAGTCTGAAGTATCAATCCATAAGTCGTTAGTTACAAGTGCAGTACCATCTGATTGTGTAGTTGGTGCTGTTGCACTAAACTGTGGACCATTTGGATCTGTACTTGCGTATGCTGTTGCATATCCAACCCAAGTAGTACCATTGTGTGCCATAATGTCAGCAACATCAATGTTTGTGTCATACCATAATGTACCGTCTGCTGGTTCATTGTTTGGTGTGCTTGTACTTGCTGTGTATGATAATCTTTTCCAGTTAGTTGCGATCACTTCTGATCCTGTTGAAGAATCTTCTGTGTCACCTGCAGGTGCAACATATAAGTTGTCCACTAAAGTTGAACTGTTTGCAGTGTAACCACCGTAAGCGTGTGCTTGTGATGTTCCAAAACCAGCATCACCTAACACGTCACCTGTTCCTGTGTTGTTCATTCTAATGTCACCACCTAGTGTGTGTTCTATAACAATTTCACCAGTTGATAATTTAGATGCTTTGATGTTTATAAGTCTTGTTGTTGAATTAGCCGCCGCACTTGCGTCAACTTTTCCGTTTACATCTGCAATAAATGTGTCAGCAGTTGTACCACTCATAGTAATTTCTATTGGAGTACTCATTGCCGATTGATTTTTTCTAGATTCACTTATTGTAAATGTTTCTGAACCTGTAAATGTGTGTGAAGTTAATCTACTTGTGATAGTTGTTTTTCCACCTTCGTATCTGAATAACTGGAAATCACCAACATTGTTTGTTGTGTCATCTTGTGAACCATCTGTTGTGTTAATCTTTTGCTCAGTTACATTGTATTGTGCATACAAAGTTCCAACTGTCAAAGCAGTTCCACCGTTAGCCGCATCTAAGTTGTAAATCGCAGAATTATTTGATTCATATAATGGTGCCGCTACTGTTGAGAAACTTGCACTTGCTGAACTGTATAATTTAGCAACAATGTTTGCTCCTGAGTTCGCTGAAGTTGTTTTAAACCAAACCGAACCAGTTGGTCTGTTCTCATCTGCTGTTTTCCAAGTTGGTCTGTTTGTGTGTTTGTCTTGTAAAAATTTAGGTGCTCTGTAGTTTCCTGCTGTGATTCCTAAACCTGCTAATAGTCCTGTACCTTCTTCAAAGTCAACTATTTCTCTGTTTGTTGAATCACCGAACTCACCACCATCATGGAAAATGTCTAAGTTTCCTGTTGTAGTGTTGATGCTTGAACTTACACCTGGAATGTTTGCCGCGTTCAAAGCCGTGTTAACATTTGATAAAGCAGTACCACCTGTCTGTACAGTGATACCATTAATTTTCATGTTATGGCTGTTTGTAACTGTTGTTCCAGAAGCAACTGAAATAATAGGTAGTGATAAGTGCCATGCACTTGACCCAACTTGTACCCAAGCATTTGCTTCTGTTTTCTTGTAAATCTTGTTAGTTACGTGTGTTGTATTGATTGCGTAATCACCTGTGATACCAATTGAAGTTTTTGGTACACCAGTTGAAACACCACCTACTAAATCAGTAACTGATGTAATAAGTGTTGGTGCAATCGTTGTGAATTTTTGATCTGTTTTTGACCACTCAAATAATCCATAACTGCTTGATGCAAGGTCAAACCAGTATGTGCCATCTGTTGGTGCCGCTGTAGGAGCCGATGCACTTCCTAGTAATTCACTAGTGTTAACATTTGCTCTTAAAACGTATGCTCTGTTGGCAACTCCTAAGAAAGAATATGCCGCTTGTAGACCCCATTCATTTAATTCATAACCATGTAATGAATTGCCTGATGCGTCTTGATAAAATTTTGGATCACCAAAAGTTTCTGTTAATTCTCTTTGTGAAGAAATCAAATAAGCAGTGTTGGCGTTTGCTGTTTGTGTTCCAGCCGCTGTGCTGTCACCTGCTCCGTTCTTCTTATCCTGTGATGATGCTACTATGAATAGTGGTGTAGTACCCGCATCTGATGGTACATAAAAACTTTCGTTTATTACACTTACCTCTACTCCTGGTGCTGTTAATGCCATTTTACGTGTTCTCCTTGCAAGTTTGTACGTATATACTGAAGTATTTATAAGAATATTCGTAATTTAACACTTAATTTACTAAATCAGTGGTGCCTATATAGGCAACGTAAATACTTGCATATGAATAATGCAGTTAGACCCTTATGTGTAGAGTGCAAAACCAAACCAAGAGCATATGCTTATAGGAAGAATGACAAGATCTATTGGCGTAGGCTGTGTGATACCTGCAATAGGAAAAAGCATAACAAGAAAGTAGGCGGAATAACAGCACTACAAAGGTCGGGGTATAAAAAGAAACGTAAGTGCGAATTGTGTGGATTCAAAGCACAAAATCCTGTACAACTAGATGTGTTTTTTGTTGACGGAAATTTGAGGAATACTGCTATTACTAATTTAAAAACTGTGTGTGCTAATTGCCAAAGATTAGGTGGTACTAAACGTCTTGGTTGGCGTATCGGCGACCTCGAAGCGGATGATTAAATCATCGACTTTTTTGTACAAGTCTTCTAATGTACCGTTGTTATCAATAACGTAATCAAAACTGCTATCAAGCCAATCCCATTCTGATTTATGGGCACCTCGTTCTTGCATCTCTTTTTGTGTGGGCAATTCTCCTCTTTTGACACATATAATTTTGCCACCTTTTGCCTTAATTTTTTTAATTTCATTAACAAATCTTGTGTCTGAAATTACAGTGTTGTCACCTTTGTATCTTCCCAAACAACTATCTACCCATATGCCATCATACATATTGCCACGCATGACTTCAGTACCAAAGTATTGTAATACCCATCTAGGTGTGACTGGCTTGCCAAATCTTTCACTCCAAAATTCATCAGGCTGTTCACGCCATTCTCTGCTGGCATCTGTTTTGCCTTCTAACAGTTCTCTGTCCCAATTGAACATGGAACTTACTGCATCTTTCAAACTTTTTGCAAATGAATCTCTTCTATAACTGTGCTGTGCAACCAGTCTTTCTGCGACTGTGTCCTTACCAGATCCGATTAATCCTACGATTCCTAATAGCATTCTTTATTATACTATTTTTTAAGACGTTTTTCAATGACTAATTTTGCTTCTTTTACCGCACCTAATATAGATTTTCTTATGTCTAACTTTTTACTTTTTAAGGCACTGATGGACATATTTTCTAGATCATTTACAATTTGTTCTAGTTCATCTATATCGCAATCTTCATATTTCTTGTATCTGGAGTCCGTCATGACACAATTATTTAAAAGGATTTAGATTGTTATTAACCAATAACAAAACTGTGTGGTGTTCCACCTTCTGCAAAATTACCTAGATCTTGTTCGAGTCTATCAATTTCTGCTTGGCCTTCTTGTTTCAATGCATCACCGTTAAGTGTTGTTCCGCCTTGTGGACCTGCTATTGTATTAAACTTGCCTCTCGCTTCGCCTAACATAAGTTTTGCAACAGCAAGTGTGTAATCTCTAATCCATGGTTTTGCATATATGTCTTTGAACAATGTAATGTCTGGTCTATAATTGTCAGTGTGCATGAGCACTGTTTCGTTGTCTGCTCTAGGTTTTTGAGTTATTGTTAATTTTTTAGTTGCCACATCAAAATGAAACTGTATAAAACTTCCAAACATTTTTCCTATCATTTCTTGATA